AGCAAATTCAACAACTTCGTGTTCTTCATGAACAGCGCCAACATCATTCTCTGGTTCATCAGATGATTGAATTGTAAATAATTGTTCTTTACGCGAAATGTGTAAAGCAATTTCCTCCTCCAATGTAACCATTCGTCTTTCCATCTCATTAATGCGTGCTTCAAGGAACACAACATCTTTGACAATGGTTCTATGTGCGGTTTTAAGACTCGCAAAGTCACTTTGTGTATGTAAAATATTTCCAAGTAATATAAATCCATAAAAAACGCTACTTAACATTAATTATTTATGTGAATTTTGTGGTGACCAGCTGGCACCTTTTCTAAAAAGAAATTTTGGGGAACACCCATGCAAGTAATACTATAGTATTCCATTCTCTCCACTTCCAAGCTTCACAACGCTATTGGATGGAGCAGTAACTAATACTAAAGAGTCTCTTTTGCTTTGTAATTAAACAGGTCATGACTTACGACCTACCAGTTTATAGTCTTGGCAGACTTAGACCAGATTAAGCTCTGGGAACTGCAGACTGGAATCTGTCATTTAACTCATCCCACAATGGTAATGTGGTTTCAGTGACGTAAAATTCCAGTTTGTTTTCAGCTATAATATCTTCAAACATTTTGCGTTTTTCTTCAAACACTTCTTTTCCATAGAAGAAGTATTCACAAATTGCACTGGAGATAATAGCTACTGACTGAGCTTCTGGTGAAAGTGTCTTACTTGCAACACCAATTGTCAGACTCTTTAAAATAGAATCTTCTTCAAGGGGTGCAAGATAAGCTTTCACATCCTTATCCCATCGCCATGTTCTTTTTAAAAAAGAACAATCAGCTAAGTTAATATTAGGAATTGATTCAGTCTCTTTATCAGCCATAGTATATGTAATGCCGGCATCAGCTAGCACACGTTGAATAGTACTATGATTGAAAAATGGTGCTTCTTTTGAAACTCCCATGATGTTGTCATCACCATAGGTCATTAAAGCAACATGCTTTTTGAACTTTTTGGCATTACCATCGGGACTTAATTTAGCATAACAATATCTCATATAGAGAGCATTAGCTAAACCATTAACTATAACAGTTAAAGGATGTCCG